ACGATAAGGTCGGGATCTTGCAAACGCAGGAGCAACGCAACGAAACGATCCGTGAGATCGAAGAGATGCTAGGCCAGAAAATATAGTTGACAATCCTGTTGACTATGATACGTTAGTAATACGCAACAAAAGGAGAGCGTAATTTGAAATCAATAGACAAACAGATCACAGAACTGAGGCAGGCTTTAGCGACTGCTGCAATGCATGGTGCTTCGCTCAAGCTACTTGAAGCGAACATATTTAAGGCCGAAAGTTTCAGCGACATTCAAGCAGCATACAAGCTGACTGTCGGGCTGGAAGAGAACCTAAATCTCGCACTGAAGATACTGAACGGAGAAGACGCATGACTTACAGGCCATCTCGCAGATCAGAAATGATTCAACTCACCTCGCAAGAAATACAGGTGTTAGCTGAAGGGCTTGATGGGGTGCATTGGGGTGCTTCGATGAGCCATGCCAAGAGTGCTGCTAAAAAGCTATTTAAACAAGCAGAACGATTCGATCCAGTGTTAACGGATCACCTTGTCGATAGCTATCCACAGACCACATCGCTGGCGAAGGAGTGAATCAGGGGGCTATGCCCCCATCCACCTACCCGCTCATCTTCACGGGTGAGCGGTAAGTCCCATCGGTATAGTTGTATTTCAATTCAACACAACCAACCCTCCCGCTCTGTTTAAACCTAATCTTCTTCACATGAATCCGAATGTCATCGGAACCCTCCGTGAAATCTCTTTCCACGATCAAAATGTTATCCGCTTTGTTATAGAAGTTTGCAGATCCAGCAATGTCATAAGGCTCTGGCACAGGGAACGTGCCATCTGCGTTGCGCCTGAGCTTCGCAGGGTGCGCCACAAGGAAGATCGCGCACTCATTGGCTGCTGCCCACCGCTTCAATGTTGCGAGCATCTGGGACACATATTCGGTCTCTGTCCACCCGCTTGGTCTGCGGTGCTCGAACTCGTTGTACGGATCAAGGATCAACCCGCGCACGTTTGGGTATCGCTGCACACAGGCTGTCGCGTTCTCCAAACACCACTCCACTGTCGGTGCCTCATCGTCTGAGCGTATCCAGTAATAATGACTTCCGATAAATCCTACCGCCTTTCCCCATTCTTCATGGCTCATTTTCTGCCCAGATTGCGTATCCCACGCAGGCTTGCGTATGTATTTTGCTGCGAGCTTGTTGATGTGTTCGTCAACGGGATTCTCAAAAGAGCAAACCGCAAATCTCCATCCATGTTCTCTCGCCATGTTTAAACAGATCTGATCCATGAATTCTGACTTGCCTACGCCCGGAGCGCCGGAGATAATGTTCAGCTCGCCAGCTCTGATTTTGTAGTTCCAATCGAGCGCGGTAATCCCCGTCGAGATCCCTGTCTTTACCTCACCATTCAGCAAAGCAAACGCATCGTCGGCGTATGCTTTCGTTTCATGTAACGCCTTGAGAGGCCACGGCTCTGCCGTTTCGACCAACTCTCGCAGGCGCTCCTTCCCGTACCCAATCAGCACATCATTCGGATCTTTGCATCCCTCGTCCCATTCCACCCGCCAACACCTGTGCCTGCCTAGCCTACGCGCAAGCTCGTTACGCATAGCTATGCCCACGGAATCCCCGTCTGTGAGAAGCACGATCCTCTTGAAACCATTTAGCTCACCGTTCAACTCGTCAATCCAACTGAGCTTCTTGTCGCTCGCACCATCAGGTACGCTGATGACGTTCATCAGTCCCGCTTCTAGGCAGGTCAACGCATCGACCTCACCCTCCGTGATAATGAGATGTGGCTGATCGGTGTCCACCATGTTCCACAGATACGGCAATCGGTGTCCGTCCTTGATTTGGCTAAACTGCTTATCTTGTGTGCGGAACTTCACGTTGATGGTCTTGCCATCCCTGTCTCTATGCACAAACGCGATTGCATTCTTGCGCTCCCCACCTATGAAGGCCTCGCCCGATTCAACTCCAGCCATGTCCAGCGTGTCTTCAGAGATTCCTCGCTTGGCAAACCACTGCACGACCCCCTCACTCAGCTCGCTAAGATCTGGAATCTTTGGCGCTTTCTTTTCCTTCTTCTGTTTAAACGGACTTTGCATTGTGTTCCTCCAAACGTTGCCCTCCCAATCACAGTGATGGCAGCGCCACTGCGCCCCCTCTCCGTCGATGGACATGCTCAGGCACTTCTCGTGTTTGTTCTTTGTTCGAGTATCACTGCATGATGGGCACAGAATCTTGCTCTGGCCCTCACGCAGATCCTTGGCGACAAACCCTAGGCTTGCCAGCTCATCGTAGAAGCCCACAGCTATGGGGCTGTTTTATATTGGATAGAACCGTCTGGGTTCATCTTGCGCCCAGATGCATCGCGCCTGTTTTCTAGCGCAGCCTTTTTATCTTGGCTTGCCAGATAAGCGGAGGTGCTTAGAAACCAGCGTTGCTGGGTCTTTATTTCTGCGTCGTAGGTTAGCCAATCGTCTCGGCTTTGCAGAACTGCATCTAGGTTAGGGATATTTTTGTAGGCTTTTACCCACCGATCATAGTCGGCTTGCTTTAGCTTGATGGTGTTTCCGTCGAACGCATATTCGCTCATGTTTTTTCCTTATGTTGCGATTGTGAAATCCTCAATCGGATAGTGGTTCACAGGCTCCATGTCCTGACCATCACCCCGATCCACTCTGCCACCCCACCTAACCTTGGCTGGTGTTGTGTCCAGATCTAAGAATGCAATGGTTCCACAACTCCATTGCACAACTAAAAGTACACGCTTGCCTGTGGCGCTGGCAAGTGCTTTCGCATCTGCCGCTTTATGCACACTTAACATATACGTTGGGAACGTGCCAAAGGCATGGGTGCGTATCTTGATCTCGCCAAACCCTTCGACCTCTCCATTGTCATCGACAAAGCAGAAATCAATCGGGTACATCTTGGGATTCTCTTTTGCTTGTAAGCCCCATTTGCTGGCGACTTGGTTTGCTAACTTTCGCTCTCGCTCTTTGTCAGCCTCACTCTCATATATCGGTCTCATCGTTCACCTTGTTGCGAAAGGGATCTCACTAACAGTTCGGATGGTGAGAGAAGGACGCTCCCCCCAAACCCCCCTCATTTCGAGGACGGTGGAGAGAGTCGCCTCAGTTCGGACGGAGCCGAGCATGGACATTGCCGCTTATTTGTTACGCGCATTGCGGCCTTACCCCCTTGCGCGATTCCTTGCTTTCTTAAAAAAGCACAGGTTTAATTGTCTTGTCAACTCACCTCCATGGGAAGACAACTCCTTTGTTGCGAAGGAAGGCCCACCTTCATCACCCGTCGATTGAGGGTGGGCCATTTTCGTCGTGGCTTATTTCCTTAATCCAGATCTCCGACCTAGGGTTCTCTTTGTCGAGATACCTGCAACAACTAATCTGTTTAAACTGACGATCATTTGCATAGATCAAACCCTGCAACGCATCTAGTAAAATGCTTGGATCGAGATCCTGTCTGCGGCTGGGATAGTAGATGTCTGCATGGAAAGAAAGATCTCCCTCCAACATCTCATCCATTGGCTGTACTTGGGCCTTCACATCTTTTTCAAACTGTAATGCTGGCTTGCTTTTGATGAGTCTTGGTCTGCCGCCAAACGTGACCAGTCGCCTACTGTTCGCCTTAGAATGTGCAGTTCCAAAAATAATTAGCTTGACTTGTTTTCTATCCATGTGTTCTTATCGTCACACGACCTTCGCAACAGGGTAACACATGAACTACACCAACGAGCTTGGTTTGCCTGCGCCTTTGGCAGCAGCACTTACCAAAGACACATACAGTCGAGGCGATGCCTCGTACTCAGCTACAGGCTTGCTGCGCCCACCGCGCATGGCTGCACTCTTCGATGATCCTGACAACATCATGTTCCGTGATGTGTCCGAGAACCTTTGGACGCTGTTCGGCACTGCCGTGCATTCGATCCTTGAAGAATCAAAACATCCTGACTTCATCACCGAGGAGCGCCTATATTGCTCTGTGAGCGGCGTGAAGCTGTCGGGTGCCATAGATGTACAGCACATCCAAAAAGACGGTACGCGGATCTTACAGGACTATAAGACGCGCAAAGCGTATGGCGTGATGAATAACGACAGCGATGAGAAGCAGCTAAACATCTACGCATACATCGCGCACAAGAACGGCATCAAGGTAAGCGGTCTACAGATCATTAACTTCGTTAAGGATTGGAGCCGACATGAGGCCGAGCGCAAGCCGGACTACCCACCACAAGACATTTTTATCCAAAACATCCCACTCTGGCCCATCGAGCAGACCGAAGCGTTTGTGATGGAGCGCATTGCTGCACACGAGGAGGCTAGGGCTGGCAATCTGCCTGACTGCACCGACGAAGAACGTTGGCTGCGTGATGACAAGTTTGCTGTGATGAAGGAGAAGCGGGTACGCGCAGTGCGTGTGTTCGATTCGCAAGAGGAAGCGGAGACATTTATCGCCGCTCAGAAAGACGCAGACAAACACACCATAGATCACCGTCGAGGACAACCTATACGGTGCGAGCAGTTCTGTGATGTGGCTGACTACTGCGACCAATTCGCAACGTTTAAACAGGAGAATAGTGGTGAGTGATAACAAGCTGCTCGAAGCAATCAATCACATGGAATCATTGCCTGATTCCGACAAGATCAACATCAAGGGAAAACTCTACGCGCAGGTCACTACTCGCGTTGTGGCTTTCCGTAAAGCGTATGGAGATAGGGGGAGGATCACTACCAAGATCCACACCTCCAACGAGAATCGTGTTCTGATCGAGGCCCAAATTCATGTTCGAGATGGCGACGTGTGGCACTTGATTTCTAACGATTGGGCTGAAGAGTTCCGCAACGATGGCCCGATTAACAAGAAGTCTGCAACAGAAAACTGCGCTACCTCTGCGATAGGCCGCGCACTCGCTGCGTTGGGGCTAGGTGGGGGCGAATATGCCAGCGGAGATGAGGTGCAATACGCAATCGAAGAGAAGCAGGGCGTATCACCAAAGACCAAGGAAAAATCAAAACCTGCCAAGGCAGATGTTGTGCCCACCTCAGAAGACTTCTTTAAACAGAATGCTGATGTTCTGATAGACGAGCTTGCCTCAGTGCAGACACCGGAAGAAGCAAAGGCTGT